TAGACCTGTCCCCCTGATTAACCGTAGAACTGTCCCCCTGATTAGCCGTAGAACTGTCCCCCTGATTAACCGTAGAACTGTCCCCCTGATTAGCCGTAGACCAGTACCCCTGATTAGCCGTAGAACTGTACCCCTGATTAACCGTAGAACTGTACCCCTGATTAGCCGTAGAACTGTACCCCTGATTAGCCGTAGACCTGTACCCCTGATTAACCGTAGAACTATCGTCTACATCATAACTTAGGATTAGCCCAGGGGGTGCCAATTTCTTTATCAATTTTATAGCCTTCATACTACTCTTGGTCGACGACATAACTTCGCCTTTCCTAAACTTCACCTTGTTGTCTAGATTACGATAACCATCCTTTTTATCAACTCTAATAACAATAAAAGTGTCTCCATAGTTCTCTATATCAAAACTCCCAGAACCCCACTCAAGCCCATGAATGCCATGACCACATTCACTAGTATTCTCCCAGTCAGAGGCCTCGACAAGACCTTTCTTGGGATAATCAAATCGCACCCCGCCATATTCGGTGTATAAACCATTCTCATCGCTTTTTACTTTCTTCAATACCAGCACTTCTGACTTTTCCAACTTTTCCATTTTTCTATAATGCTTAGTTTAATTACATCTGACTATACGCCCAATTAAATATTCTCGACCAGTTCCCCACCCTATCGTTTCCAGTATACCTAGCAATTCCAATACCCTCATGTATTCTTGGATATTGGTTTCTAACACCCTCACAAATAGTCACGGCCATTTCTTCTCTTGAAGGATCGTAGCTTCTATTGCCACCCTTAAACCAACCCCAAAAATTAGAATTAGTTTTACAGTCTCTCCCCATACCACACTCACTCACACTCATAGCAACCACTGTTTTGATATACTCATCACCACAACTTGCGTACAAAAGATCGAAATACTCACTATCAATTCGAGAATCCGGGTAACTTTCAGTAAACGATTTAGCTGACGCATACACAGAACTAACTGAGCGCTCCTGAATGGCCTCTATTTCAATTGGTTGTACAACGGGTGTCTCTTTAATCTCTATTACTTTTTGACTTTCTAAAAATGCATCATAGACGTTCGTATGATATTGGATCATAGGAACTCTTGTTTCAAAGTCGTCTTTTGCAATTACTACATTGGATATGGCCCATACAAGATAAGCAATAAAAGCAGTTACTAATACGAGACTATACAAATGCAGGGGAACCTCTAAATCACTTGATTTAATTTGCAGCGTCTTCATATGAGTAGTTTTCTTTTATTAAATTTAGTTCATGAGCAAACTCATTTTCCGTAGTACTGCCATCAAACATAAACAAATTAATCTTTTTAGCTTTGTTCTTTACAATCCTTTTAAATGTAAATGAATCCCAAAAGCTACTCCAATCATTACCATCTAAGATATATTTACTTTCGTAAATTTTCCTTTCAAATGTTTTTCTTGGAAGCAATGTATTAGATACCATTTCGCTGATTACACCGCGTGTATATTGCGGATGTACTTGCATGTTTCGAAAAGTCATGATGTGTTTGCTAACAACTTATTTTTACTTGGGCCGCCGACCCGCCCCTATAATTTTTATAGCATTTGCGACGTTTAGGTATCCTCTGTCCTCCCATGATACCCACCCAAAACCATCTCACTTTCTATTCGCACAACCCAGAGTTTTTAGGACCGGGATGGCGTGAGTAGAAAGCGATAAGTACTCGATTAGATTCGCTATAAATCGTTAAATGTAAAGTGTCATAACTCGTTAAGCTTTACCAATTTATAATTGCCAATCTATCGCGCACTCGTTTTTAATGATCTATCTTAGTGTAACATATGTGTAATCGACTGTCAAGGGGTATTATATGCCGGGGAATAGTCGTTAGCACAACAGACCCCGACGCTTGCATTATACCAAAAACGGGGACATTGAGTCCCCGCTAGAAATGATTGGTTCAACAAACCATAATCAATTTGTTTATATCATTGTCGTCTTAATCTGTAAAATCTATCAAGATTTCTTGGAGTCATTGTTTTTACTAATAGGTCGACTGCCGTTATATGGAACCTATGGACCATCCAGTCGTGCCTGCTTTCTGCAATGGCCGCTTGTTTTTCATGATCCAATGCATGAGTTACTATGGAAGCAACAAACCCATTGTTTGGGTCGTTATATTTACCGGTTTTTCTTCTATCGTGGTCAATATGGCAGCATTGAGGCTGGTCTAGTTCTGTAATAACTTCGCCTGTAATTTCGTCATGAAGGTTACCATACACATCCGTTGCACGCCGCTTCATAATGTCCCTAACACTTCTTGGAAAGGCCGCTTCTATTTGATAGATGGGCATAAACTCAGGATCTAAAATAGGAATAGGCACGATAGGTTCACCGATTGGAATCTCCAACATAAAAGATAATAGTGAATTAATCTTTACTTTAGCATTAATCAGGACTTGCATAAAGTATAACGTAAATACCCATATTCGCCTCAATTGCTTCAATATTTTTGGGGCCTCTATTTTTTACCTGTTTTGCAGCGGCTTCTTTTTCGAATTTAAAGTAAAACCATCCTCTTTCAACCCATCTATCCAAACCAGCCTCTAATCTACGTAATTCGGAGTCGTTTATGAGTCTCGAGGCGGGATCTACAAACGGTGGTAGCGGTACTAGCTTTCCTTCGGGTGTTATATGAAATTCCATATGTTTGAATAATTAAAATACAATATCTTCTGTACGAAGCGTTTTAGACTTTTTAGATTTTATTTCATCATTTATTAATTGTTTCATTTCTGTTATGTTTCCAACTTCTACTGGTCTTTGGATGTTCAAAAACTGATTTTCTCTGAACTGTTGCTTAGTCATGTACCCATGTTGTGTACTCACATATCCCATTTGAGTCCTTTTCTGATCATCATAGTCATCATCGCTCATAACTAAGGATACATCCGCAACATTTATAATCGCACGTCCTAGATTTATAAACCTTGTTCCAGATGTCAAAGCGGCTTTAAATGTTTGGGCCTTATCTTTAGGGATAGAATACTCCATGCCGTTTCGCATTATAATTACTGCCATTTTCTTATTTATAAAACTTAAATACTAACCATATTACTTCGAGACTGTGCACGATATATATTAGCTATGGCTTGATAGTTTCGATATAGATACCCCATGTTAGTCATGTTTTTACCATGAAATGAATCTGATAACGCAATATCTATTAATAGCTTAATCCCTTCAACTGCATTTTTGTCTGGATACTCTTTTTCTATTTTTCTGATTAAATTATTACAAGCGTATCTATTGCTCTTAATGGTTCTATCTAATTTGTATCCTAACTTCAACTCAAAGTAATTTATTACTTCATTGATCTTAGAGTTACCATATGACTTGGACGTAATAACTTTAGTTATTATATTCTTATCATTCTTTACATTCTTTACATTCTTGTATGTGTTACTTTGTTGTCTCTTTGTTGTTACCTTGTTGTTACCTTGTTGTTCTGTTACCTGTTCCTCTTGTTGATAAGCATTCCAGTTAACGATTGTAATAAGCGTAAACTTGTTGGTTTTCTGTTGTTCTATTTGCTGTTCCATTTCAAAGAAATTGAGGATTTTATATATCTGACTCTCTGCTATTCCTGTTCTTTTCGATAGTGATTTCCTCCCGGTTATAAGTTGACCTTTTTTCAAAACTTGTTTTTTATTATTCCATATAAAAGTTGACTCTTTATGTTGAGCCATAAGGAGTAAAATCACCCACAATGATAAATAAGCAGGTTTTTTTGCAATGCAATTGTCTAACAGCTTTCGATGTAGCTTTATCCAGCCATCCATAATAGTATTCTCCCTTCTTAGAGGGGCTCATCCTAGCGGTTAAGGAACGCGTCAGACAAGCCCCATTAAGAAGCCTTAACTAAAAAACTGACATTTGAGAAACCCTTAACGATTTGCATAAATATAATGTAATACTTTTTTCGGGGACTGTAAAGTGATTCGATACTATAAGATTTCGATGATAAACTGATAGTGTTGGCTGCACATTTTCAGATTGCGATTCTGTAGTCGCGGCTATTTAACTTATGCTGACATGCCACATAAGCACCAGTAATTATCCAATTAAATTTTATATCCTATTATATTCTAGTTTGGATTCTCTATACGATCAATAACACCAATGGCTTTAAGGGCGCCGTAAAGATTTTGAGCCATACCAGCAATGATGGCGGTATCAGCACCAATGGCTAGTAGGTTCCAGTCTCTTTGATATAGTGCAACCAACAGTGCCGCAACAAGACATAAAACAAAGGTTATTAGTCTGGACTTATCGGGGTCCATCATAATTCCAAAATGTCTCTTAAGTAAACCAATAATAAAGGGAACAACTAAAGATAAAGGAAATACAATTAGATCGACATTCTCCATACTATTTGTTATTAAAATAAGATAAAACAAGGAAAATGAAAACAATCCCCGTTAATATATGTGCGATACCTGACAATATAATTAAATACATATGATCTCGTTTGTTAACTTCTCTTTGTTTTGACCAGACAAGACTTTTAATAAATCTTGATCTAATAAATTAAACCGAATTCCTTTTGAACACACTCCTTAGAAATTCAGTAAACAGCTGCTTTGAATCAATAGCAGCTAGACTCTTAACCTTTAACTCCTCAATCTTTTTCTCTTTGTTCTTAATCTCGGTTTGTTGGTTCTTAATCTGTAATTGCATTCTATCATTTTCAGATGTGTATGTCGCCATTTGAGACGTCAATTCATTTACTTGTGCCTGTGTACTTGCTAGCTGTAATTCCAGGCGTTTATTTTTTTCTAGATATTCTGTAAGAGTTCCACTTTCTACAGACAACGAATCAATTTGACCTTGCATGGCATCGCATCGTGAATCACAACTATCTAACTGCTTTTGTAAGTCAGCTACTTGTAATTTAAGCGCTTCTTGTTCTTTTAACTCATCATTCCATGATTCGTAATACCAAATGTTAGGATATTCTAAAACACCCCAATCTACTAGCCACGTAGCACCCTTTACTGGATCGTTACCAATTGACGCTACTACATCCGGTCTTGGAGTCTTTAGCTCTTTAGAAAGCCTAGCCAATAGTTCATTGAATCCCCATTGTGTAAACCATGACCAGACCTCGTCGACGGTCTTATATTGCGCCATAACGTCAGGTCTTGTAGCATTAACGTAATTGAACAACTTCTCTTGTAGTGTCATGTCTGTATATTCTTGATTAAATAAACTAAAGGGATCCACTAATTTACGATTCACTTTACAGCCCCAATGAGTATGCGCACCGTCAATATAACCCGTGTCTCCAGTCAAGCCAATTACGTCACCTTCGTTGACCTTTTGGCTTGTTCTTATTAATACTTTTGATAAATGAACATGAGACCATACACGCACCCCATCCTCACTATGTAAATAGATCCAAAGTGCGCCGTATATATCAATGCCCTTAGAAACCCACCCCTTCTCCTCTGCTACTAATTGAGCACCAATAACAGGTCTTGTAACTACGTCAGTGCCTGCGTTGGCACGACGCACCTTATCGGGCGAATTAATATGATCTTGAAATGTACTTGTTACTTTGTATGGGGTTGTAAAAGGCTCTTTCATTAAATGCCCTTGATAAAATGTATGATTTGTTCAACTATAACTAGCAGACTAGCAATTGATGTAAAGCCTAAGAAACCCGCAATAATCTTCCATGCGTTATAACCATCTACTACACTTTTAAGTGTTGGGTACATTCTTTTATATTCTTCACAGTGGTCCTCGATAATTTGGAGTCGTACTTCTACGGCTTCCATTCTTTTTTGCAGTCCGGCATATCCGATCTCGGCATTGCCAAGAACGCTATCACGTAGAGATTTGACTTCAACTGTTAGGATATTGACGGCGTTCGTTACCGTTGACTCAAGAGAACTAATTTTTTTTTCTAGGTTATTATAACTGTATTCGTCTTTTACGATTCTTGCGCTCAATGAGGTTTTAACTTCGCGCTCTACGGCGTCTTTAAGCATGGGCCTGAGTATTTTATTCAATTCTTCCATGTCCTTGGGTGTCATTATATTTCAGCATCCAATTCAAGTATTTCATCTGTTGAACCTAACGCTATACCACCCGTACTAGCTCCACTGAAACCATTGATCGATACATAGGTAGCACCTGTTGCATTTACGGTAGTACTTGCAATAGCAGAACCGGAACCGGTTCGTGGGCCAACGCCAAGTTCTATAATAGTCGGTGTACTAGTTAATAATGCCACCACCGGGGATTTACGTAGTTTGATTTCATTTGTACATCCTACTTCACAGGCCGATGCCGAATTCCAACGTCCGATAAGTCCAGCGCCAACACGTCTATAATATCTAAAACAATCGCGTTGTTCTTGTACGTATGATTGAGGCTGGTATGGTAACGCCACATCACCAGCGCATACTTGTACTTGAGCTATATCTATGTTGCCGGATCCAACAAATGTTTCAGCAGCAGTCGCATTGACGTACGAGATTCTAGATGAGCCCCACATTTCAGTAAAGGCTACTTGCAATGAGTCATCATTTGCAGTGCCAAATGTTTTACCAACTAAGGTGGCCGTAGTAAATGTATAAGTGTATTTGACCCATGAGGACGTCAGGGTCCAGTTAGTACCATTCAATATATCACTGGATGATGGGGAACCACCGGATCCGTAACTTTGAACCATGTAAACTCCTAGTTTCTTATTAGCAATACTTGATCTTGCATAAAAAGATATTGTTACTCTTTTGTCCAGACCGCACATAAAGCGCGACCCGTGCTCAATGTAGTTTGTTAATTGGCCATATGATGCTGCTCCAAGAGATGTACCAGCGCCATTTGGTGCCATTCTAAAAAAGTAATACGAATTATAAAGGTCACCCGCCGTTAGGGCTTGTCGTGAATATGTAACAGTAGGTAGTGTCCCGCCGCCGTCATTTTGCCAATATGCCCAGTGATCCGCTGTGAATATATAATCTTGATCACTTGAAGACGAAAAGCTAGTACCACGTTGCCATATATTAAAGTTGGAGTTGACTATACCTTGTCGTGACAAACCACTTCCAAATGTACCGCCGTACAAGTCCGAGTTGTAGTCTGTTAAGTATACTAAAACCCTCTTATCAGTTATCACTGAGGTTGTAATTGTCGTATAACCATTTGCAAGATACACATCGGCTAGTCTCAAATAAGCGTTACCATCGGCTGGAGCACTTGGTGGTGTAGGACTTGCGGCTGCAGTACCATCCACTGAGACAAATGATGCAAGATTAGCGGCACTACCATCTGGTGTTGCGGATGTATCAAGCTTAGCAAAAATAGACGAATATCTAGGATTTCCGGAACTATTAGCATTTACAGAAACATTTACTGTAGCATCGTTAACAATTCTCCAATATCTTGTTTCTGAATTACTGTTTGCAGCATACGCTGGATTATCGATATATAAGGTTCCAGCCGCTACGTTTACAGATCTATTTGGCGTGCCGTTCTGAGCTACAGCCATGTTGGTAGTTTGAACCACTCCTGAGCGACCGACAAAATCTATGCTTACTTGCATATGATCATTGTCAGTCATTCCTGTTGTTGAATAGGTCGAGCCATTGTATGTGATCGCACCCATTCCATCAATTGATGTTACTTGTATTGCCATGTGAATATATTACTAAAATGTTAATTAAGACCTATATCGATAGAAACCGCCAATTACAAAGTTATTATAATTGACCCCACCTGTATCAAATATCCCCCCATCCATTCTAGAAACCTGTAATTGTGTAGCTGTATACGGAGAAAGATTGGAGATATTAATACTTGCTGGAAACATTTCAGTAGTACCACCTGTTATATCTATTTCTCCAGTAATAGAATACGATGCCGAAAATGAATATAGTGTCGGTGGCGATACTATGATTGTCGACAAATTAGGGCCACTTGTAGTAGCCTGCACTCCAAAGGTTCCCGTAAAATACACATATTCTTCTATAATGGTGTACGTATAGGAGCCGGTAAAGTTTGAAAAAGTAATACCCGCTTGAGAGTATAAAGTTGGCGTTGGCGTTCCAGTTGAGCCCGTATCAAAATCCCATGGTGTATTTCCAGTCGCAATTCCAAGAATAGTTATAGTATTAGTTCCCGTTGGGACTTCCCCACCACTAATAACTATTTCCGTATTGGTATAGTCGCGCATTATAAAACCGTAATAGTTTGTACTGTACGGATTAATTCGAAATTTAACGCGCTGTCCCGCTGGATGTCTAGTAGTTATCGATGAACTGATAGTACAGGCGGCTTGTTGGTATACACTATTATGTATTAATGAGCCATATTGTGATACTGGTAAATAATCCCATCCGTCACTAGTCCAGCCTTGCGGATTTTCTAGTCTGGAATACGCAATTTCAGAAATTGTTGCATTTGCCAACGAATAGCTAGGTGTCGTATTTATTGTAATAGTCGTCGTTGTAATGGCATAAACTGTAAAATATTTATAGCTTGTTTGTTTTACTCTTAGTTTATCCCCCACCTGTAGAATTTCCGTAGCATCATATCCAGTTACTGTTATGGTCTCTTGACCACCATATATAAAATGAGCTGGATTTAAATCGGTCCAATCATTTATATATTGTTGTCTTACAGTTTCGAAAGCATTAACTCTCTTTTGCAATTCTCTAATTGTTATTGCAAACTCATTGTTTATTGGATTTAATTCGGCCATTATATTTGTACCTCTAATTTAGGAGTAATAGTTTCAGCACCTTGAGCGTCAACGTCCACTGCTAATTCTACTATACGTGCACGCCCTTCGAAATCCCCGTATCCAGAACCATTTGGAATCGTGATATCAAGTCTTATGTAATCACCAATAACAAACTCAGTCCACAAAGGCTGCCTATCCTGATAGAGAACAACATCAATGAGCCAATTCTCTACAGAATATTGTGTCAACTCCTTGTCTAGTACTTCAGCTAAAGTATTTGGTTCCGATATATCCTTCCTAGTCAAGATAACTTCACGTCGTGTATAAGCTTGTTGAGATGCTGAATAGTCTAAGGTTGTTTGTATGGGCGTTCCAGATCCCGCACCCTCTGCAATTCCACTATTAATCAGATCCCCGTCGGTTCTCTTTTGATAACGCTTTATATTGTCGCCAATCCTGAGTACTTGTAGATCGTCACGGTACGAGCCTACTTCAGGATAGTAACAATTGAAGGTTACTCCTGTTAGCAGACTACCACTTTCTACCGCGTCAAATGTAAAATCAAAGCCGTCAATTACATTAGTTAGATTCACTAATAATTCAGAGACCGTACCGTATTCATACGTCCTATCCCTTAATACAGAACTAGGTAGTGATCCGGCGCTAATAGCTAGATTGCCGTTGGTTCTTGTCTGTACTGTATTAATCAGATCCCATGCAATATCCGCTTGCTCTTGTTGTACATAATTGACCAGTTTGTCAGTAAACCTTGTTTTCAAATGCATCAAGTATGTATTAGCTTCGACAACAATATTTCCCGTTACATCCATATAGTCTTCAGTTATCCTTGTGATAGGCCCCAACCATACGATATCCCCGTTCCTTCTTATTACTAATTGGTTTTTGTATCTGATTAAGTTTGACCCCGTGGCTTTCGGGTCCTGAGAGGCAAGTGAGAACCTACACGCTCCAATACCGTTTAAGGCATTAAAAAAGGACAAATCCTTAAACGTAGTTATTACATCAAGTCGAGTGAGTGTTGCAGTTGTTGGATCCAATGAGTAAACCTCAATTTCATACTTTTCAGACAACATTTAAAC